TCTGACTGAGAGTTTACTCACTTAGCCGCGTGTCCACTATTGCTGGGTAAGATCACTGGTGGTAATGACGGTAGCGGAACTATAGAAGCGAAGAATAAAGTTTCGCCGGATATTTATGCTTCTGTACTACAAGGGAAAATTCCAGATGGATTTTGGCTTAGTAGTGACAAGGTGATGACCAGAGTCCGAGTTCCTTACCTGATAAATGGTGGTGGTAAGGGTGACGATCGTACTGGTTATCGCGACAAGGACGTGGAAGTGACTTCACTTACTGATGCCTGGAAAACTAGCAAGCAGATTAAGGCAGATATTGAAGAGGCCGCTCGTCAGGCTGAAGCGGCCAGGAAGGCCGAGGAAGCAAGGAAAGCTGAAGAGGCACGCAAAGCTGAGGAAGCAAGGAAAGCTGAAGAGGCACGCAAAGCTGAGGAAGCTCGTCAGGCCTTATTTAAAAAAGCTGGTATTTTACCAACGCCAACCTATACCCCTGAAAAGGCCGCGGCAGGGAGTGCTGCACTAGTTAAAGCTGGAGCAATGGTCCTAAACCGGGCACCTGCCGCTCTGCAGTTAACTTCGGCTTCTGGTGGGGTCATGACTACCGCGAGCGATCTGGCAGGATGGATGGCTAGTGCTTTGTGGAGAGGTGCTGTCGCGGTATCCGATATTGCTGTAGTTAGTCCAGTTGGGGCTATGGTAGGTGCATTTGTAGCTGGATTTACACCAATTCCAGTGGGGACAGGTAGCGATCGGGTGCCGGGACGAGATATTGAAATGCTGGCAGTGCAGGCCCGATTGATGGCGGCTGGTAAGGTTAGTATTGAGCCAGGGATGACCAGTGTCAACTTACCAGTACGTAGCTTCATTACTACTGACGATGATGGTCGTCAGTCCGTACACATGGTTAAAACTGGTGTCGGCGGGGTGTCTGCAGCTGTTCCGGTACTTAATGCAGTCCGGGATGAAGCTACTGGCCTTGATCGCATTACGGTTCCGGCAGTGGCTGGCGCTCCATCACGTACCATTCTGATTAACCCTGTTCCAAGCGGGCCAACAGTACCTGCCAATACCGGTAATACGGGGCCAGTGCCAAAGACTCCTGTACATACGGGTACAGATATCCGACAAGCAGATAGCATCGTCACAACGACCTATCCAGCTGCGGAAGATTTGGCGATACAGGACTTTATCTATTGGCAGCCTGACGCGCTTGTAAGTGGAGTTGAGCCCATTTATGTTATGTTGGCTAGCCCTCGAGACTTGCCAGGCAAAGTCACCGGTAAAGGGGAGCAGGTTGGCGATGGTTGGTTAGACAAAGCAGGTCAGGAACTAGGCTCTCCAATTCCAAGCCAGATTGCTGACAAATTACGTGGTCGTGAGTTCTCGAACTTTAATTCGTTCCGCAGAGCTTTCTGGAAGACTGTTTCTGATACCCCAGAGCTAAGTGAGCAGTTTGATCAAGCTAGCTTAGGTAGTATTAAGTTAGGAAAGTCGTCCTTCGTTCGCAAAAGTGAGCGTGTTGGAGGAAGGCTTAAACATGAGTTACATCACGTAAAAGCTATTAAAGATGGTGGTGATGTATTTGATGTTGATAACTTGCGTGTTATGACTCCCAAAAAACACATTGAAGTACACAAAAGTAATGGTGGTAAATGATGGACGATAAAAAAAGTATTTCTGATTTTACCGAAGCTGAATTTTTAGCTTTCGTAAAAAAGATATTTAACCCAAATACTACAACGGAAGACGAAGACGTACAAAACGTATTAGAGTTTGAACGGCTTACTGAGCACCCTGATGGTTCTGATGTTATCTTCTATCCACCAAAGGACCGAGAGGATAGTCCAGAGGGGGTTGTCAAGGAAGTTAAAGAATGGCGTGCAAAAAATGGCAAGCCAGGATTCAAGGATAGTTAACTTTCTGAGCCGTTCCAAAACAATCTAAACCCGCTATGGCGGGTTTTTTTTGAGTCTGTGTGTTCCGCAAGCCGTCTTTTAAGAGAAAACTAGCATGTCAAAGATTCTCACTGATGAAGAGTTAAATGCTCTCATCGAAAAAGCACAAGCACATTCAGAGGTGATGTCTGAATTGGGTTCAGAACAGGAAACCGAGGAGTCTGCACAGATACTAAGCGCATTAAGTGAATTAAAGCGCTTGAGGACAGGAGTAGTCCCGCAGGAGGTTGGCGATGCCTAAATCCCCAGCAGAACGCAAAGCCGCGCAGGAGTGAAAGTAATTGTGTCGTGACAGCATAATTTCGCTATCAACAGCGAACAGGAGCCTGAAAATGAAATCACAATCACCAGTGCAGCATGACGTTCACATCGACGGCAAAGAGTGTGTTGTCACGATAGTCCAAACCGGCAAGTCAACGTGGAGGGCATGGGGAGATTCCTGGGGGCACCATATCGTCGAAATAGGTTCTAGCGAACAGAGTGCGCTTTCTCATTGGAAAGCCAAAGCTTTAGTTATGAATGGGTAGCGCGGCAACTTTGAAGGTATAATCCTCTCAAATCATCGAGGGGGTTTTTATGTCTGGTTGGGATAACGGTATAGATGCAGTTTCTGCGATTGCAGCTATCGCATCTGCGGCCGCAACTTATTTAGCTTGGCGATCCTCAGAAGCTAGCAGGGCCACATCCGAAAAAGCTTTGCAGATGCAAGGAAAGCAGTATTTGTACGAGACATTAAAAGCTTGCGCTGAGAGAGCGAATTCATACTCAAAAGGAAAGAAAGGGGCTGACTGGAGCTTTCATGACGCAGCCAATATTGTTCGATGTTTGAACTTGGCAATGGGGAGCATAATAAATTACTCAGATACCAACAATCAGGATGTAATGAAGGGTCTGAAGCAATTCTTCATTAGCCAATTAAACATGGAGCTTTTTGAAGAGCTCAACTATGAGGTTGGGCCTGATGCCTTCTTTCACGGAGAGGAGCTAACCAGCATGACGAGCGATATTTACTCGCAGTGGTTAAACATTATTTCATTCTTTAACCTCATGGTTGTCACAGATGACGACCTCGCTGATGAATCTAAGCGAGTTTGATTTTCCATAATCAACCAGCCATAATCATGTCATCGGAGCCTGAACAACTCCGGTGACTTCTGCGCTTTGAGGGGACTCAAAGTGCAAACGACAATCAGAACACCTTTCAACCAGTCACAGATGCAGAAATGCACCTGCGATTTTCTGCATTATGCGGTTTCCGTGAAGGAGGCCGTATGACTCTGCCAGTAGACGGCATAAAGCTCCATCGCGGTAACTTCGCGGCCATCGGTCAGCAGATCCAGCCACTGCTGGATGCCGGCCAGTGCTTCCGCTTGCAAGTTAAGCCCTGGCGCGAGAAGCGCAGCCTTTCTCAGAACGCGCTCAGCCACATGTGGTATAGCGAAATCAGTGAATACCTCATCACCCCCGGCAAGACCTTTGCTACGCCTGAGTGGGTCAAAGACGCGATGAAGCACACCTATCTCGGCTACGAAAGCAAAGACCGCGTGGACGTTGTGTCCGGCGAGGTCACCACTGTGCAATCCCTCCGCCATACGTCCGAGTTGGAAACCGGCGAGATGTACATCTTCCTGTGCAAAGTCGAAGCCTGGGCGATGAATATAGGTTGTCACCTGACCATTCCCCAAAGTTGCGAATACCAGCAACTGCGCGATAAGCAGGAGGCCTGATGTCTACTCCACTTTCCCGCGTCATTACCAATGAAATCTTCCGCGTTCCGGCACGCCGCAAGCGTACGCCAGATGTTAAGCCTTCAGATATCCCGACACTGAAGGGCTACACCGCCCGCCTGGTGGATCAGAAATGGCTGCGTCTCGCGGCAAGGAGAGCGCATGGCTAATTTATGCAAAGCGGCCCGAGGCCACGAATGCACAGTACGGATCCCCGGGTACTGCAATGGCAACCCGGAAACCAGCGTGCTGGCGCATTACCGCCTGGCGGGTACCTGCGGTACTGGATGCAAGCCGGACGATACCCAGGGAGCGATTGCCTGCAGTGCTTGCCACGATCTCATTGATGGCAGAAAGAAAACCACCGATTACACCCGCGACGAACTGCGCCTGATGCATGCGGAAGGCGTGCTCAGAACATTGGCTATATGGAAAAAAGAGGGGTTACTGAAAGCATGAAACTCGAAGCATCCTTAAAACATTTCAGCCCTCAGGGTATGCACATCAGCGAAGATGTGAAAGGCACATCACCTGATCGCCTCAACGGTACAGATGTTATGGCGGCCATCGGTACCACCAGCAGTCGTGCACGATTCGGCCTGGCTGCATTTTTCGGCAAAGCTGGCATCAGCAAGATAGATGAGCAGTTGGCCGTCCAGGCGCTAGCGCGGTATGCGATTGAAACCGCACCGAAGAACGTACGCAAAACAGCGGGTAAAGCGCTGGGGCGCTGCTGCCTGATTTTAGCGCAGTTTGCTTTTGCGGAGTATTCCCGGTCCGCGCAAACAACGGGAGCCTGCAAGATATGCAGTGGCACCGGAAAGATTGAAACCACTACCACAGAACGCAAAGTTTCTAATCCGTGGGGCAAAGCACCATATTGGGCTAAAAAATCCCGTGCTGTCTGTCCTTCCGACTGGGATAAGTGGACTGAAGTAACAGCCGTCTTCAGCGCTAAGTGTGAAGCCTGTGACGGTAAGGGGAAAATAAACGCTCGCTGCCGCTGTGGTGGTTCTGGCCGGGTTCTGGACCGCAAAGCGACTAAAGAGCAGGGAGCACCAGTATATAAAATCTGTGAACGCTGTTCGGGGAATGGCTTTTCAACGATGCCGTCTACTGCTGCTTATAAAGCGATTCTGACGCTTATCCCAGACCTGCACATCAGAACATGGACACGCAACTGGAAACCTTTCTGCGATGCGCTGGTGGACCTGTGCTGGAAGGAAGAGGAGAGGGCAGATAAAGAGTTTCAACGAGCAACAGCTGGTTGAGTAAATGGGCGCATTATTTTGCATTTTAAGCGCACAATGCTTGATTTTGTCCGAAGTTGTCGTGTATATTTTAAATCGTGGAATAAAACGCCTGAACGAAAACATTCATATAAACCCTGCTATTGCAGGGTTTTATGTTTTTGAAAACAAATGCCTGAAATCGGCTATAAAGTGTGATCTGAATCAAAATGTCATGCGCCAAACTTAAGGAATATTAAGGAACTGTAAATATTCTTTATAAGTGATGGCTTTATGGCGTTAAAAGATATTTTTGTGCGAACCGAACCCCGCAGACGGCATTATGGTGTTGCATTGTTTATCGGGCTTATTTCTGGGGTGGTTTCAGCATTTGTTAAATGGGGTGCTGAAGTACCATTACCACCGCGTAGTCCTGTCGATATGTTTACCAGTGCCTGTGGACCAGAGTCATTAATTCGAGCTGCCGGGCAGATTGATTGCTCCAGAAACTTCCTTAACCCTCCTTATATTTTTCTGCGTGATTGGTTAGGGCTGGCCGATCCAAATGCGGCTGTCTATACCTTCGCCGGACATGTGTTTAACTGGGTAGGCGTAACACATATCATATTCTCCATCGTGTTCGCGGTTGGGTATTGTGTAGTTGCCGAGGTGTTTCCAAAAATTAAGCTGTGGCAGGGTTTGCTTGCTGGTGCACTCGCACAACTGTTTGTCCATATGATTTCGTTTCCGCTTATGGGCCTAACCCCACCGTTGTTCGAACTACCATGGTATGAAAACGTTTCTGAAATATTTGGACACCTGGTGTGGTTCTGGTCCATTGAGATAATTCGCCGGGATCTGAGAAACAGAATTACGCACGAACCTGATGCTGAGGTTTCTCTGAACTCAGCATTTAGATAATCCAAACTGCGAAGTCAGAAACCCGCATAAAATGCGGGTTTTTTATGCCTGAGATTAGGCGCTCTTCAATAGCAATGTTCGCTGCGAAGGTAGCAGTTTCAAATGCGACTTTCGAAGAGAGTGTATTGACGTAAGCTATGTTTGCAACATAACGTATTGATGTGGTGAATCCCCCTATGCGGAGGGGCGACCAGTCAGTTACAGAAACCTGTAAATGCAGCGCGGGCCATGCCGACTGGGGCATGCTCACCGGGAGGCACCCGGCACCACACTGCCACTAAACATATTTAAGATTCATGTTGGGTTTACTGTTTACAGTTACCCTTCTATGTTTAAAGAACGTAACGGTAAAAACAAATGCATCCTGGTAAATCGGTAGCTCGGACAATCAGGCGCGCTATTACCGTTGCTCCTTGAAATGCCAACTTCAGCCCGCCTCTCTCAGCGGGCTTCTTTTTGCTCGTAACCAGCTAAAAGAAAAATCAAAAAAAGCTATACCTTCATCTGGCTGGCGAAGGGGTAAACACTAAGATGTGAATCCTCAGAGCGAGCCATGATGACTGACCGAAGAATTACCTGTCGTTATCTGGCACCCCACATGCAGCATAACCCCTTAAGGCCTTCCATTACGGTAGGCCTGCTGTCTTCTGGGGCCCTGCACGTCAAAAGTTCAGTCTGTAGGCCTATACCAGTCTTGGCGGAATTTAGCTAACGGACTCACTTTTCTAATCAATACGGGCACAGCAGTGGATGCTTTACCGATACTATGATTACGTAAAGCCTAAGCTAGAGGGAGTTTGTCTTGAGTGAAAATCTTACTGCAGTGGGGGCACATCAGTGCAGAACCTTTTTGGACTCGGGTGTAACTATGTTCTGATTGGTTGATGCAGTTAGGGCAGGTACATTTGATGAGGTAGTTGCGATTGTTTTTTGAGTTTTTGCGTTGTTGCATATGACATTTCCTGATGAATGGTCCGCAACCATACACTATCCACTGATACATAGCTCGTATTGAATTTCCCAACCACCTCGCACAGGTGGTTTTTTTCTTTCAGGTACCCGGAATCACCATTGATGAGTATTCCTCCCGTCGGTCCTGATCCTTATCAAACTCACAGCACCCCGTTAACCCGGAGGTGAACCTATGGCAAAGCATATGCAAGACAAAGAGAGCATGGCCGGAATCACCTGGCTGGCTCTGCTGATCATTGCTGGTTGGGGCGGCCTTGTCCGATTCCTGATGGATGTAAAGCAGGGCAAAGCAAAATGGAGCTGGATAAATGCTTTTGCGCAGATTGTGGTTTCGGCTTTTACCGGGGTTATTGGTGGGCTCATCAGCATTGAAGGTGGCCTGAGTATTTACATGATACTGGCCACTGCCGGTATCAGTGGTGCTATGGGTTCCGTAGCGCTCACGTATTTCTGGGAACGAATCACCGGAGTGAAAGCACAATGACAGCAGACCAGACTATCGAGGGGATCCTCGGCAAAGAGGGCGGTTATGTCGATCATCCGTCGGATAAAGGCGGGCCGACCCGCTGGGGCATCACGCAGACCACAGCTCGAGCACATGGTTACACCGGTGATATGAGAAACCTGCCCAGGGAAACAGCAAAGCAAATCCTGCTGAGCGATTACTGGACCGGACCCCGGTTTGACCAGGTGGCAGCTCTATCTACGTTACTGGCGGATGAGCTTTGCGACACTGGCGTGAACATGGGGCCCAGCGTCGCCAGTAAGTTCTTTCAGCGTTGGCTCACTGCCCTGAATATGCGCGGAAAGCTGTATCCCGATCTGATTCCAGATGGCGCCATTGGTCCCCGAACCATCACCGCGCTTAAGGGATACCTTTCCGCCCGCGGGAAAGAGGGTGAACAGGTTCTGTTGCGTGCGCTGAACTGCAGCCAGGGTGCCAGATACCTCGAACTGGCGGAGGGCCGCGAAGCCAACGAGGATTTTCTCTACGGCTGGGTTAAGGAGCGTGTCCTGTGAAGATGATCATTTTCGCTTTGCTCGTGCTGGTGGCTGTGCTCGTTCTGTTACTGCTGCGCAAATATACCCGGCTGGAGTTCGTTGCCCATGCCAGCCTGCTGCTGAAAACGTGGTCTGTAAAGCTGGGGGCTATCGGTGCGCTGGTTGGCGTGTGGGCGCAGTCGTTCCCGGATGCTGCGCTGCACGCCTGGGCGATGCTGCCACCGGATATTAAAAACATTCTGCCTCCAAACATCGTGGCATTGATTAGCCCTGCACTGGTGGTGCTGGCGGTGCTTTCGCAATATGTGCGCCAGCCGGCATTGAAAGATAAGGCCGACGAACTGAAAGGACCGTAGCAGTGAATATTGAAATTATTGCTGGGCTGGTGGTTGTCATCCTGGGTGCGATCGCTGGCGCGTTCGGCATCGGCCATGCACGCGGAACAAGCAAGGCAGAAGCCAAAGCCGAGCAGCACCATACCGAAGAGAAAGCAGCCGCCAGTATTGCTGTGGCAGAACGTAAAGCAGAAGCCACGAAAGGGGCTAGTGATGTTGAAGAGAGCGTTAAGCGTATGGGTGATGACGATGTTGATCGCGAGCTGCGTGGGCACTTCACCCGCCCCGGTAGTCGTTGATACGGCATGCAACTGGGTGAGGGTCATCTACTTGATCGACCACGATATCGACGTGCTGGATATGCAGACCAAGCGCGACATTCTGGCGCACAACAAAGCAGTGCAAGCCAACTGCCGTAGCATTACCCCTGCTCATTGAGTTAAATAAATGGCCTCATCCTTGAGGTCCACGGGTAAGTAAACGCAAGGTCTTTTATGTAATGGCTCTTTTAGCCTAGGAGCCAGCCCAGAAACAACAAGCGTAAGCGGTAGATATTTATGAATTTTTTTCTGCTGTTTATCCACAGCAAACCAAAAGAGGTACGAAAGATTGAATTTAAACTGCAGGACGGCAGCGTTGTACAGGGCTATGAGTGCATTATTGACTACTCACACTCTGAACAGCACTGCCTACCTCAGCTGAAGGATTGAACATTACAGAAGAGTCTCAGTTGATGAAGGGCTTCGATGTCTACCATTAATAGGTGTTCTCCTCTACACGTTAAGGCTGTACCTTGATAATGTTGATTTACATCCACGGTATTGGTGTTTTCATGAAAAAGGGATTTATCGGTACGATCTTCCTGTGTGGTATGCTTCTGGGGTGTTCCAGCTCCGCTAAAAACCCTCAACCAAAGCTGCTATATTCGCCGCATCCTGCATATCCGTATTACGCACTGGCTAACAGGATTGAAGGAGGTGTGGCGGTTAGATATAACGTAGGGTGTGCCCGGAGTTCAGGGCGGGCATGGATGCTTAAATGAACCGCGAGTCTGTCT